CGAGGGGCAGGTTGCACGGGGCGCGGAAAGAGGCCCCCCTCTCTGAACGTCCGTTTCTCAAGGACGTCGACGACGAGCCGCTCCACGTTGGTGCTGCAAGCAGCACCAAGCGAGACGCGAACCCGTCGAGACACCTTGAGACCTCTTCCTGTGAAGCCAAGGCCGCCTACACTAGTAGGGAGGCGGGCCGAGGCTGTCTTGGCAAGCCACGGGAAGAGGGTCTTCTGTACCCTCTCCGCTCTACGGAGGTAGAGCGGCCACTGATCGGCGGCAGCCGCAGTGGGCACCCTGATCCCCGGAGGGGGACAGGGCGGAGGACAGAAGGCAACGGATGTTCCCTTCGTTGTGTTCTGATGCACGTATGCTCGCTCGCAAAGGGTAAAACCCCGAGAGCTTGCATACGTCTTCAGCCGATTGACGCTCCCGCCCATGGCGACGATGGTCGTCTCGTAATCGTCCAGCTCCTCCGAGCTTCGCGAGTACCCAACGGCATCGTCTCCATGGGTGACAGAGGCTTCAAAAGCCTCTGTCGCGAAAGCGTTAACCCAAGACAACACAACGAAGGAGAGAGGGGTGCCCATCGGACTTCCCCTCCTCGCTGGTTCGAGGGAATCGCGGCCGGGCCACTTCCAGGAAGTGACCGCGCCCGCGACTCCAAGCGAGCGGAACGCCGCGTTGAGATCCGAAGATCTCAACGCGCCGGCATCCGCAAGCGATCGAACCACCGCCTCCACTGCATCGTGGGAAAGACCGTCGGTTGCCTTGGACAAGTCCAAGGAGTTGAAGGTCCCACCACGAGACAGCACGCGGAAAGCTGGAGGGTACTTGTTTCCACTGGGATCGAAGTGCTTCCTAGGAAGCAGGTTCGAGGTCCAACGGATCCAAGTGCCCTCAATGAAGGTGAGAGCATCGGGCACCCCGATGACTCTCCACTTCATCCCCGGTGCCGGGAGTGCACACGCCCGAGAGCGAGCCAAGGCTCGCTCCGAGCGGAGCACCAGAACACCGAGGCAGCGAACCGCGTGGTCGGAAGACGAGTCCTCAAGAGAGGACACGTTGTCGCGGATAACCTTGAGACAAAACGCCCCGAGGCTATCCTGACAGAACTGCCCGAACTCTCTCGTGACAAGACGAATGGTGGAGCCACCCATCATGCCGAAAACGAGAGACTTGAGCAGTCCTTTCCGACGGAGGTAGACGTCGACACCGCCTCGAGCTGCAGACAGCTCGAAGCAGGCCGACGACGAGGAGGGGAGCATCCTGAGATTGCGAAGGGTGCGGCGCTCGGCATTCGCCAAGACGTACTCTCGCAGCATCCTCAGGATGCCGTCCGATGTGGGATGATGTGTCGCAGACACTCGCCTGGCGTCCTCGAGAGCTTCCGCCTCCCCTGCAACAGGGAGGGGAAGAGCTCTAGCCAAGCGAGAGAATGCGAATGCAGCTCTGCCCTGCCTGTGTGCCAGTCCCTTGAGACACGCAACAACTTCCGACGGGAGTCGGGAGCTGGACGTGCAAAGGGACCGCAGGCCGGCGGAGCGCACCTGGTGGCAAAGCGCCTTCAACTCCTTGGCCACGAAGAGCCAGCCGCGAGAGCGGCCGGTTCGAGTGACCCAAGAGTGAAGATGCCAAGCCACCAGCATATCATCCCAGCCAGAGTGGACCAAACCGCTCCAGCAGGCTGTCCAAACCTGCTGGAGTGGGGACGATCGCCCCCTCGACGCACGTTCCCGGGAGCCCTTCACAGGGGGACCGGGAGCCTGCTTCACACGGGGGCCCAAGAGAAGTGATGGAAGTCGCTTCTCGGTGTGCCGCTCCATGCGG